AAAATCTATCTCTACCATCTCTTAATTTATTTTTAGTTAGTATTGCAAGACAAGGTGGGCCATCATTAAACTCTTCTCCACCACCATTTAATAAAGACCTGGTGTGTTCTAATGTAAACTCTTCTAACTCATCTGCAGTGTAAGTATTAGCTTCTACAACTTCTATAAATTGATCAAAGGTAAATGTTGTACCATCTAAATTAAATGCAACTCTTTCTGTTTTATTATAATAAGGTAAATTAATATATTGACCCATATTCCAATTACCTTCTGCATCTTTACCTAACTCAGTTTGTTTTGGATATATTTCAATATTAGTTGGAAGTTTTAATGTAAGCAGTAATCCTTCTAAAAAATTTCTAATAGTAACTGCTCTTATTTTTTCTTTAACAAATAAATATAAATGAAGTCCACCACTTTTAGATTTAACTGGAACAATTGGTAATTTATGTTCTGCAATAATATCTAAATATTTTTTATATGGAAAATTAGAATAACTGTGTTGTTTATCATCAATATCTATAGCACCAAATTGTGCCATACCTTTATCATCACATGGTTGAATACCAATTGATTGTCTACCATTTAAATGATCTAAATAATCTTGATCTTTAATTTCTCTATGTGCCCAACCATAAATAGGTCTAGCTTTACCCGTACTTGGGTCTATGGATAAATTTTTTAAATTAGCTACACCAAAGTTTCTTTGTAATCCTGCAAATGCTTCAATAAATCTTTTTTCTTTATTCATAAACTGTCTCTAGTTTGTGTGGGCGATTGCTCGCCCACACATAAAGTAATTAAAAGTTAGATTCTTCTTTTTGAGCGGATCCATTAGATTCGCCATGTTTAACTTTCACATCACCTTTTGAAATATTTTCAGAGAAGTTTTTAGCTTGTTGATATAATGCAGCATCCTGCACTGGACCAATCTTACTAACTTCCCAACCAAACCAAGTTCCTTTGTCATTAGACATTTGAGTAGTTCTTAGTTTGTAAGTATGACTGAAAGAAGCCGGTGTAAACATACCGTTCTTACCTTTCATTTTCACACTAGCCATCATACTATTCCACTTTCTACTAATCTTTAACTGTGTTGATTTCATGGCAATCAAAGCAGTAGATGGTGATTTAGAATTGACTATTACAAAATGAGAAGCAGTCTTTTCGATATAATTACCATTTGGTAATCTATCTTTATACGAAGCATCTCTAGTTGTTTTAGACATAATATCACTAGAAGATGGATGTATAGCGACTGGAGCTCCAGAGCCTTCGCCTCTATCTTGCCATTCAATATATTCTAATTTGTAATGACAAGGAATGACTTCTACTCCTTCAACACCATCAAACAATTCTCCTGTAACAGAGTTGTAAATCATTCCAGGTTCTGCACCTTGAACATATTTACCATCTCTTTTATTTACTTCTGGAGACAATTGTCCGAGTATTTTTAAGAAGGGTAATGCTAAATCTTCTTGAGTTAGATTACCTACTCCTTGGTTTGCATCAGCTTCAAACATATTGACAGATAATGCACCAGCAGCAACTTTTTCAGTTATAGCTGTGTTTGGTTCTTGTTTCTTGTTTAGTTGTTCTTGTGGCATATTTATTACTCCTTTATGCACGGGTTATTTTGGTTTTGTTTCCTGCAAACACATTAAATAGTTCAGAGGGCATCTCTTGCCCAGATTCGAGACGCTCTCTGACTAGGGCTTTAAGTGTCATAGGTTCAACCTTTAATTTCTGGGTAGGTTGAAATCCTTGACCTTGTGCAAGGTTTGCATAAGCAATTGCCTTGTTATCCTCGTTACGACCAAAGGAAACAGTAACCTCATTTTTAATAAGATCACCCAGGCCGTTATCACGAAGCCATTGATATGCTTCTTCTTTCTTTGCTATAGAAATGGAAGCACCGTAGACGGGTTTTACTTCTACTGCTGATCCGTCTGCTAATTTCATTGTACTAATATTCATTTCAGTCATCATTGTAGGAATGACTTCACCTGAAAGAGCATCAGCTTGTTGCTTTAAATTTTTTAAATTATCTTCAGCAACTTTTATTTTATCTTCTAAATCTCTTAACTTAATTATCTGATCAGCTAAAGTTTTAGCATCATTAGTTTGAGTTATTGATTCAGTTTGATCTGCCTCAAAGTTTATACTCATAGTATTGTATCTCCTTAGTTAAAGTTATTATTTCTTTCTTAGTGCTTTTAATTATTTTAAAAGCTCTGTATTTTATATAGTAAAAATCAAAAACTTTGTCAAGATGTAAAATAAAAATAAATACAACTCCTAAAATATAACTTAAAAATTTAATGTCTTTGTCTCTTTCAAACAAATTAAAATTTTTTATGAATTGTATATCTTTCTTAGTTACTTTTATATAATTTTCTAATTCTAACTTTCTTGCTTTCATACGATACAGTCTGTTCTGTATCTCCCATCGTTCTTTATCCGTCATCTATGTTTCCTTTTTCGTATAAATTTATTTCTACTGGGTAGTATGTATGTTCTTGTCGATCCCATTTCAAGAGGTTATATTTACCTCCAGTAATATCTGCGGCAATAGAACACGCTACACCTATTATAGCTGGATCACCTGTTAATAACAAGTAATCTTTATCAGTATAATTTTTTAAAAGTTTTCTTAACTTAAAAATTAAAGGACCAGGTGACAGAATAATTTGGCTAAATTCAGGCAACAATGTGACAAGCTTGCCATATTTTTGCGCACCCATAATATTAAATTTAGGATTACCAGATCTAGTCCCAGGTAATTCTTGAATAATATAAACTGTAGATTCACTCATAATTATTTTTACTTTCGAGGTTGACAAGTAAATAGCTTTTATTATATAGATTGTCAATAGAAAGACAATAAATAAATTATGATAAATTATAAATTTAAAACTAAACCGTATGCGCATCAAATAACTGCGTTAGAAAAATCTTGGAATAAAGAAGTATTTGCATACTTTATGGAAATGGGAACTGGTAAATCTAAAGTTCTTATCGATAACATTTCTATGTTGTATGACAAAGGTAAAATTAATGGTGCATTAATTATAGCACCTAAAGGTGTTTACCAAAACTGGTATGATACAGAAATACCTGTACACATGGCAGACCATATTGAAAAAGATGTAGTGTTATGGAAAGCCATGATTAATCAAAAACAACAAACTGAACTTAATAAATTATTTAAGTCTAGTGAAAAACTTCATATTCTAGTTATGAATGTTGAAGCATTCTCTACTAAAAAAGGATTAGATTTCGCAGCTAAATTTATGAGTTGCCATAACACATTAATGGCGATTGATGAATCTACTACTATTAAAAATCCTGAGGCTAAAAGAACTAAAAATATTGTAGCACTTGGTAAGTATGCTAAATATAGACGAATATTAACTGGATCACCTGTAACTAAATCACCATTAGATTTATATAAACAATGTGAATTTTTAGATGAATACTTATTAGACTATGGTTCTTATTATGCATTTAGAACTAGATATGCAATAATGAGATCAGCTAATTTTGGTGGTAGATCCGTACAGGTAGTTGTAGGTTACAGAAATCTTGGAGAGTTATCCCAAAAGTTAGAACCATTTTCATATCGTTGTTTAAAAGAAGATTGTTTAGATTTACCTGACTATGTTTACACCAAACGAGTAATTCAATTAAGTCCTGAACAAAAGAAATTATATCAGCAAATGAAGATATTAGCATTGGCTGAGTTAGATGGAAAACAAATGACAACTCAATCTGCAATGGTTCAGTTAATGAGACTCCATCAAATTACTTGTGGTCATTTTACTTCTGATGATGGTACTATTAAAGAAATTAAAAATGAAAGACTAGATGCATTAGTAGATATACTTTCTGAAATAGAAAACAAAGCAGTTATATGGGCCCACTATAGACATGACATTTCTGCTATTATCAATGCAGTAGAAAAAAACTTTGGTGCAGATTCTTATGTAACTTATTATGGTGATACTTCAAATGAAGATAGACAAAAAGCCATTAAAGAAATTCAAGATCCAAATAGTCCTGTTAGATTTATTATTGGTACACCACAAACGGGTGGTTATGGTATTACCTTAACAGGTGCTAACACAATGATTTATTATGCTAACGGTTATGATTATGAAAAAAGAATACAATCAGAGGCTAGAATAAATCGTGCAGGTCAAACTAGAAAAATGACTTACATAGATATTATTGCAGAAGATACTGTTGATGAAAAAATTGTAAAAGCTTTGAAAAATAAAATGAACATCGCCAGTAAAATAACTGGCGATGAACTTAAAGATTGGATTTAATCAATCGATATTTTTTTAGGTTTTTTAGATTCTGGTGGATTATACTCTAACTCAACATTGAGCATACCATCTTGTAGTTTACCACCTTTACATTCAACATAATCTGCTAATTGAAATTGTCTTTTAAAAGATCTTTTAGCAATACCTTGATGAACATAATTAGAAAGATCTTCTTTTGATTTACCTTCTATGATTAGTACACCATCTTTTACTTCAACAGATACTTCATCTTTTTTATATCCTGCTAAAGCAAGTTCGATAATATACTTACCTTCGGAAGCCTTTCTTATATTGTAGTGTGGAAAACCAGAATTGATTGATGTAAGATAGTCAAATCTATCAAACATGTCTTCAAAACCGATTGCGTTATTTAGGAATGTACTTATATTTGTCATATTAACCTCCTTGTTAGACAGTTATTGTATAGGCCCTCCTAAAGCGACCTAAGGTTAATATAATTATTTATTTTAAATCTACAAGTCCTGTTTCGCGATTCAAGAACTTATATTCTATTTTACTGGTTTTAAAATCTTCCTGTATTTTCTTACATATTTTTTCTGGATCAAATTCACCACAAGAATATACATCAAACTGCATTAATGCAGGTTTAACTTCATCCCATATATGCATTGCAATATGTGAGGTTTCAATAATTGCAACAGCGGTAATACCTCTGTTACCTGGCATAGTACAATACTTTACATATGGACCCATAAATATTTTCATATTTATATCCATGATAAAATTATTTAACCAGCTCTTTAAATAATTTTCTTCTACTGGTGGATTATTTATTTCTGCTCTAACAATAAGGTGTTTATGTACCAACAAACTATTTTCCATATATAAACCTTTCTTATTTTAAGAATAAATTAAACAGACCTGTTAAAGCTAATATAGTTGTAAAAGCTCCACCAATTATCCAATATAATAATTGATCTGTTTTAGTTTCGATCTTATCTACTTTCTTATCGAGTTTGTCAATATCATCATGCATATGCTTGAGATGATTGTCCCGGATTATTATAATGTCTTTTTGTAAACCTGTTACATGACCATATAAGTCTTGTATTATTCCATCCAATGTTTCAGGTTTACGTTTTGCCATTATACTATCCCGTAATACCTTCGTATATCATCTATGGTTGCTGGACTATTTGGATCATTTTCTGATGAAATATTATCTAACATTTCTTGATCTCCTAAAATATCAGGATACATACCTCTTCTTTGATCTAACAATTTTTTCTGTTTTTCAGTTAAATCAGCTACCTGCATGACACCTTGAATTGGAGAAACACCTAAACTTTCAATACCACCATACATTGGTGTAGGTGATACTACCGGCATAGTTCTACCATAGCCTCTAACTTTATCTCTAAATTCTTCTAATGTATTAGAGCTTTTAAATTGATTAAATGTTTCAGGAATTTCTTGTCTTAAATAATTTGCCCCTCTAAAAGCTAATCCAGCTAATGGATTAATTAATCCTAATATACCACCCATTATATTACTTGGAGTAAGCATACTTTGTAGTCTATCACCAACATAAGCCAGTCCCATTAAAGGTTGACCTTGTGCATCTAAATTTCTATATCCAGAAAAGAAACCATCACCTGAGTATTTTTGTGTAGGACCAAATATAGTGTCACCTACATAATCTATTTTTTCATAGTCAGGTCCTTGATTTGCAACTATGTCTCTTTGATTTCTATTTTGTTCTGGACTACCTTTATCTTGTGGTCCACTCGTATTTCCATAACCTTTATCAGCTCTGTCTTGTGCTTTATCTGGAGCACCCATATCAGCGCCACCACCTTGAAAATTTTTTCTATATGCTTCTTTGTCAATCATAATTAACCAAATAAAAATTCCTCTTTTTCTTTAGGACTTAATTGTGTTGTTAGATTAAATCTTTGTCCTAAAGGTTGTTGAGATAATAAACTAGTATTAACTGGAGTTCCAACAATATTTCCAGGTCCTAGATTAGCTCCTGAAAGTGGTGGTAAATTAAGAGCTACATCAACTGACTGTGTTGGTCCTGGTGGTGGATTTAATGTAAAATTAATAAATTCTCTAACAGTTTCAGGTCCTTCACCTAATTCAATTGCTTCTAAATCAGATCTAATATCTTCAAACAAATCAATTGCTGTATCAAATTGATCTTCTATTTCAGATGCTTTTATAGGGTTTTCTTCATACAATTGTTCAATTAGACCTTCAACTCTTGATTCACTTATATTAGGGGCTATAAATTCTCCATTTAATAATGCATTTAATCTACTCTTGTTTTTTAATCTAATATCTAATTTTTCTTCTATTTCACCAATGTCAGCACCCATTGTTTGCATATCTTGAATAACTCTATACATTCTACTTTGAGTATCGTAGTTATCTACCAAGTATTCTGTCATGTATCCAATTCTTCCATTTAAATCTAAATTAGGAATGTAAATATTTGCTGAGAATTTTTTCTGAATATTTTCTAAATCTTTTGAATATGAAGTTACTATAAAAGGTAAACTGTCCATAGGTTTTGATTGTTCAATACGAAGACCAGACATTAATGCAATCATTTCTGTTGCACCATCGTAAGTTGTTCCAAAATCAGTAAAGTCTTGAGTCACACCTTTCCAAACTCTTCTTGAACTTCTTGATGCACCTGGTTCTAATTGAGATAATAAATGTCCTAGTGAAGCATCTATTACTTCCATAGCTGAATCTTGTGGGTAGTAAATAGTTCTACCATCTTTTGTTTTACCACCTCTAACAGTTAAGTCTGCCACAGCTCCAGCACCAATTGATTCTGAAATAAATGGAGCTATGAATTCTGTAATTGCTCCAGGTGTGTCATTTAATGTATCATAGATTAAAGCATTGTAGACAATTCTACTTGCACTTTGATTTGTTAATGTACCATTACCGTATGCATTCAATACTGCATTAATAGGTCTAACCATTGAGTCATATGGATTAGTGTAAGAAAAGTTAAAATATTTAAAGTTACCATTCTCATCAGATTCTGTTAAAGGAATTAGTGTAGAGTTCTTTTGATAATCCGGTGCAACTGATCTTTGAAATGCTTCCATTTTTTCTGGTGATACACCTGTAATTTTTTCTGCTGCTTCTGCAATAATTGTACCTGTTCCACCAAATACTGAAGCTGCACCAACTAATCTTCTAGCTCCCATTTGTCTAATATATGGATTATTACTAGTTAATTCTCTTGCACCTATTTCAATTAAATGTGCACTTGTTCTTAAAATTTCAGCCGGAAACGCTACGAAATTACCAAGAGGTAAGTTTCTAATATTTTTAATAATAGCAGGTACTTTACTATATGTAGGTATAGTATTGGTTACTAGATAAGCTGATATATCTTTTATATCTTTAAAGTTTTGTACTAAATTTTCTTTTTGATTTAATAAAGATTGTTTGTTTGCATTATCTGCAGTTTTTAATGCATCATCTATTTTAGCTATTTCATCATTGGCTTTAACTAAATCTGCTACAACATCATCTTGTTTACCAACGGTTCTATACCAATCGATAATATTATCTCTAATAACAGCATCACCTTGTATATCTTTTTTAGTAGTGTGTTTAAATGCTGTTGTTAATGCATCTTGATAAAAATCATCAGCATATATTTTCCAAACGTTATCACCACCTTGATACAAATCAAAAGCTTTTTTAACAATAGGTGATTCCATTAAAGCAGATAAAGTAAATTTACCGTTCTTAGCTTTTTCTAAAACTGTTTTAATTTCATTAACCTCAATGTTTTGATCTACAACACCTCTAGCTATTCTATCTTCCATTTTCTTAGCTACATCTGCAGCACTTACAAATTTACCTGGAAAAATATCATCAGCCATTAATTTAAATGCATCTGTTAAACTAACTCTACCACCAATTAATCCACTCGCTAATGCAAAGAATGATGCAGTCGATACGTTTCTTAATTGTGTCATAGGTGAGAATACTGTTTTACCAATTTGACCTGCAGCTTTAACTGACATCAAAGCACTGTATAAAGGTATGTCATACATCCTTGTTAAATACTCTTCAGTTCCTTTGACCGCGTTTGCTATTTCTGGAGTCGTGTATAATCCAGTTTGTTTAGTACCATCTCTTGAGATACCTTCTTTAAATAATTTACTTTCAAATAAATCAAATGTTTTACTACCAGGAGCTAAATCTGCAGTAACAGATGTTAAATTGTTAGCATTAGGCACACCTTTATTAATTGCATCTTGTACCGATCTAAATGCATAACCATTTGCTAATGCATTATCTGCAAACTTGTCGAAAAAGTTTTTCTTATGTACTTGTTTAGCTGTTTGTAAAAAAGTATCAGTTACAGCAGCTCTGTAATCTTTTAATGGTTCTAAGAATGCACCAGTAACTTTTTCTAATCCTTCATCATCCATAACTCTTTTCATGATAGTAGGTAGATCACCACCAGCTTTTATTAATTTACCTTCAGAAGTAAACACACCAACATCTTTACCTTCTTTAATAGTTTTTTGTGCTACATCTAATAACACACCTTTTTTATCTATTTTAAATGTGTCAGCTATTAATTTAAATAAAGTCTCAGGACTTCTATTACTTTCAATTAAAGATTTTTTTAATTGTGCCATAGTATTATCTGCTGATAATTCTATTGCTTCTTGTCTAGTAATATTTTTACTCTTCATTAAATCAGTTATGATTTCTGGAGTTTGGTTTTCTATTTTAGGTATAGTTGTTTTAATAAAAAAATCTCTAGCTTTTGCTACTTTAGTTGGATCAAATTCATAAGCTTTATTTTTCATCACACTAAACACCTGTTTTAGATATGCACCACCATTACTAACAATAGTTGCACCTAAATCTTTAAGAGCTTGATCAGTATTTTCAGATAACAATCTTCCATACTGTAATCCTAAATCATTAATTCTTCTTTTTAATTCTTTTGCATTGTTCTGTACATTCTTAGGTAATTTATCTAAAAACTTTAAAGCTTCTTCTGAATCTTTATATACAGTTCTACCATCAATTCTTTGACCAACTCTTTGAGCTTGTATGTAATCATATAGTGCATCATTATTTTTTAAATAAATAGCATCGTCAACAGCTGTAATTGGTTTAGGATATTTTAGTTTAGCTGTTTGTAAGTATTTGGGAAGTTCTAATATATCAGCACCTTTAGCTATTTCTTTAAATTGTTTATCAATACCATTCATTAACTTAACTAAAGTCTTCTCATCTTTTTGTACTAAGTTTTCATATTTTCTTAAATCTTCTGCCTGACTAATTGATAAGGGTCCATCTGATTTAAATGCATTTTTAATATTGTCTAATCTTTTTAACAATCTTTCTTGTAAAGGTGCATTAGGACTAGAGTCATAAAATTTCCATTCTTTTGGATCTGGTATATTTAATTTTTTTCTTAAAGCTGTTGTTTGATTACCTAAAAATTCTGCTGTGGTTTTTGCACCAGCTCCAACCGTTTCGCTACCAATAACTTTACTTAATGGATTAAATACTGTATAGTCTATAGCTCTCAATGCTTTACCACCTACATAAGCCGTAGCTTTACCTGCTGGGATCAATCCATATTTCATACCTACTGTTCCTGCAACTGGTAATGCAGCAGTGATACCACCACCTAACACAGCACCTTCAGCACCAAATCTAATTTTTTCTTTAAAAAATTCTGCAGCTTTTGCAGAGCCTTCTAATTCATCACCTTTATAAGCTTCACCAAAACCAAGTGTTTCAGATAATGTGGTAAGATCTCCAGGCGTTGATACTGCAAAGTCTGTAATACCACCAATAGAACCATAGTAACCTGCTCTTTTTGCAAGCTCAGCTCCTTTAGCACCTATTGTTGGTAAACTATTTAATTTTACTATTTGACTTGCTTTACTTAATTTTAAAATACCATTCGCTATCTTAACCATAGCACCTGCAGGTATTGCAAACTGTCCTATGACAGCACTAATATCTCCAACAGAGGTATCTGTTTCAGGAGTTATCTTTTCAAAAATATTATCAATTGCAGTAATTAAATTTGTATCCGCTAAATAGTCAATAGGCATTGCACCCATTTGAAGTAACCCTTGAACAGCTTGACTAACCCCTTTTACAAAACCTACAGGAATATCAGTAATATAATCTAATGCACCAACTGTTTCTGGTTTAATTTCTTCTTGAGGTTCGGAAAAAAGACCACCGAATATACCTTTATCTTCTTCAGCCATTTAACCTCCTACGCTTGGGCAGGCAGAACTGCATTCACCCCATATTTCATATTAAATTTATTTACATCACCTTGAGTTCTGATGTATGCAAAATCCTGTAATGCTTCTTCACTACTTGAAATTAATCTAATCACATCATCTGTAATTTCTTTTGGTAATCTATTTCTTAATTCTGCAAATGATAATTTTTGTACTGGAGCTGTTGGTGTTTCACCTGATTCAGGAGTACCCATAGCTCTATTTACTCTCCCACCATCTTTAAGTCCTTGAGTTGCTTTTATTTGAGCATCAGCTAACTCTATAAAATCAAGTAAACTAGGATTTTTAGAAACAGCTACTCTAGCTAAATTATATTCATCTAAAGCGTTTTTGTAAGCTGTTGAAGTGGGGTCTTTTGAAAGTCTTTTAACTTTATCTGCTGCTTTTTCTAATCCAGCTAGTAATGCCGTATCTGTAGATGTTAAACCTTCTCTAGCTTTTGGATTTATAATATCTATTGTACTTTTTAATATAGATAGTTGTTCTTGTGCATAGTCTTTAGCTTCTTTACTAGATTTAGGATCTCTTAGTGTAGTTTGATATTGTCTAATTTCGTTAGCCATTTTCTCACTATAAGATTCTTTACCTGCAGCAATTTTAGCTTTTTCAATTTCTTTAGTTGCAGTGTAAGCTAATTTAGCAATATCTCTTTTCTCTGCTTTTTTACCTTTCATTATTCCTAATAATTGATCATTAAGAGCTGCAGCTTTATCTGCTATTGTTCCAGGTGTTCCAATTGCTTTTGATAATGCAATTGCAACCATACCTTTATTGTCATCATCACCTATTAACTTTTCTATTCTTTTCTTTTCAGTTTCATAAACATCTTCAAAAGTTTTTGGTTGTTCTTCTGTAGGTTTTTCTTTTAGTTCTGGTATTTCTATTTGATCTACTATTGGTTTTTCTTTTTCCTCTACAATAGTTTCTTCTATTTTCTTTTCAATAGGTAATCCTGTGTTTGAATCTAAACCTCTATCTCTAAAAAATTTCTCTTTACCACCTCTTGGAAAGAATCCTGGTGCTTCACCTATTTCACCACCTGCTTTTATATAAGATAAAGCATCGCCTACATCTAAATTTGTTTCATCCATTATTCCAAATTCACTCATTTCTTTAATTCTTCTCATTTGTTCTGGTGTTTTGGTAGATTGAGCATAAAAATCAACTAAAGAACCAAGGCCTATACCTAGTCCTGCACCTGCTCCATATAAACCTAATGGAAGAGCTCTTGGAAATCTAGTTAAAGCTGCTTGAAATCCTGTTCTAGTTGGTCCTATTGGACTTGAATATTGAGCAAAAGGTGTAGAAGTAAATCCAGGTTTACCTCTAGCTAATTCACTAGCCATACCTTCACCAATAGTTAGAATAGGCGCTTGAAATCCTGTTCTATTATTGGACATATTATTTCCACTAATAGCTCCACCACCTATTGTTTTAGACTCAACATGAGACATGATCCCTGTTCCGGTAGTCGAGCCACCTCGTTTAAACATAGGTCTTTTAAAAACATTATATGCCATTATTATCTCCCAAATAAACTACCTAAACCATAAACACTTAAACCCGTAGATAAAGCTTGACCTAGTGGACCCACTGAACCTGCAGCTGGTGCAGTTGTTTGAGTTGAGTAAGCTTGAGGCTGACCAGATAACATTCCACCAATTGCTGAACCTAAGAATCCTAATCTTTCTCTAGGTTCGTATGCAGACATTTGAGCTCCTTGAGCTGCCGCATCTAGTATTGCTTGTTGGTAAGCTAAGTTTCCTGTACCTGCAGCACCTAATTGTTGTATTTGTGATTGTGCTAATGAAGGTTGTAATGAAGCAAGACCTGCCTGTTGAGCTTGTGCTTGAGCCGCGGCTTGTTGTGCTTGACTAAATCCTTGCTGTCTTAATTGTGCTTCTAATAATGCTCTGTCTTGTAAAGATTGTGCAGCAAATTCTGCTTCACCAATTTGTCCTCTACCTTGACCAAAAGCACCTTGTGCAACTTGTGAACCCAATAATTGTTGTCTTGCAATTTGTCTTTGTTTATCAAACTCTGATAAAGATGTATCAATAACTTCTTGTTGATAAGGAGACATAAACTGTTGATAAGCGGTTGGTCCAGAGTAAGCTGCAGCTTGTTGTAAAAATGGTTGATAGCCTGCAACACCTGTTCCTGCACCAGCACCAGTAACTGCTCCAGTTGTTGGATCAAAGGTTAAAGCACCAAGGCCCGCTTGAGTTGCGGCTTGTTGTTGTGCTGCTTGTGTTAAAACATTTTGTCCTGCAATCGTGGGTGCAAATTTACTTGTATCAACTGGTTGACCGGCTAGTTGTGATGCTAGATCTATAAATTTTTCACCTGCCGCTTCTAAATACGGTGCTGGTCTTGATATTGTTGTTTGTTCTGCCATTATACTCTTCCTCCGTTTTCTAATTTTTTCATCATAGCGTACATTCTTTGTGCACCTTTATTGACGTCACCGTCACCCATTTCTTTTACAGACTTAGCTGTAAATACAAATTCATTATTTGACAACATTGCGGGAATATCATCTGCCTTTTCTTTTACACCAACTGGAGGAACAAATCCACCAGTATCTCTCATGTCCAATTCTGTAGCTCCTGCAGGGTTTATATTTAAAGGTATTCCTGATACTTCAGAGGCCGCCATTGCATTTTGTTCTGGGCTACCCATAGCATATTGTACTCTACCACCTGTTTTAAAACCTTTCATTTTTAAGAAAGCTTTTAGAGCTTTTGCATCTCCTATATTTGTAGGAGTATTTGGATTGTTTAATATTCCATATAATTGTGGCATTGTAAAAGATCTATCAGATCCACCTTGTCCAGCTAAAGTTTTAAATAAGTAACTTTTTTCTGATGTAGTAAAAGTAATACCAGGTGCATCA